GCTCCTATAGGAAGCAAAAACATAGGTGCCGGAGACTATAAAGGTTTTGATGGATCTGAGAATCCTAGCATTCACTGGGAAATTCTAGATATTATCAATTCTTTTTATGATGACGGTATGGAAAACGCAAGAATCAGAAAAGTCTTATGGTACGAACTAGTAAACTCATTACACTACTTTAATGGTAGAATCATAGAGTGGACTTCTTCACTACCTTCAGGTCATCCAATGACGGCTATTGTCAATAACATGTATAACGGTATCGCTTTTCGTTTTTGCTGGTACAATATCTTTAAGAATACGCCTTTTGAAGACAAATTCGAAGACAAAGTCTACCTAGCTACAATGGGAGACGATAACGTTTTTAGCGTCTCCTTAGATGTTATGGACAACTTTAATGAATCAACCATCGCTAATTCCATGAAGTTATTGGGCCTTCACTATACTAAGGAGGATAAGACCACGCCCGATGCTACTTTAAGAAACATAACAGAAGTGGAGTTTCTTAAAAGACAGTGGCGCTACGATCAGTCCCTTAAAAGATACGTTGCCCCACTTCGATTAAACAGATTACTTGAAACCATAAACTGGACCAAGAAAGGACCTTATACTGTAGATATACCTCGTGATAATGTTGACACTATCTTGATGGAGTTGTCATTACATGATAAATCTACATTTGATCAGTGGTCTGAGAAATTAGTTAGAGTTTCACGCGAGTACCTGGATTATTATCCTCCTGTCACTCAGAGATCTGCATTGCTCCGTAAATGCGCGGAAATGCAACTCAACTATTAATTTTAAAAATACCCTTATCGTGGATACGAAGAGGTATCTTTCCTTTAATGGAAACAGATTCCGATGTTAGTCTGCCAATGTCCCAAACATCAAATTACTATTTACTCCGACTAATATGAATACACACAGCACTAATAAAACGGATATCGGTAGTTCTTTCGGAAGTTGGAACTACGCGACGGACAAACTAAACTTCCCTACAAAAACATCCGCATACATGCAAATGGAGCCAAATGAATCTGGACAGACATCCAAAGATGCACGAGAAACGGTTACCCAAGAACAACATGTGTCTCGACCTTTAGGTTCTAATGCCTTAGACATTCAAGATGCGGTTGCTACGGTTAAATCCGTAACTGAGCATAAACACGTGGATTCTAAAATATTACACACATCTAGCGATGGTTTGTTACCAACTATAAAGAATTATTTAGCCAAACCTTGTATAGTATCTTCGGGAACGTTAACCACTAGTGATTTACCTTCGTCATTTACTAAGTACGCTACGACTTATCCTCTAACATATGCC